AGGAGTATAGAGAAACGCATGTACAAGATCCATTAGAAAAGAGAGGAGTAGATAGTAACCTTTGGATATGGCAACCAGCAAACTATACAAAAGATTATGTATTGAGTGCTGATGTTAGTAGAGGAGATGGTACAGATTATTCAGCATTTCATGTTATGGAAATAGAGTCAATGGAACAAGTAGCAGAATACAAAGGTAGAATGTCCACTAAAGATTTTGGTAATTTATGTGTAAATACTGCCACAGAATATAATAACGCTTTATTGGTGGTTGAAAATAATAACATTGGTTGGGCTGCTCTACAACAATGTATTGATAGAGGTTATGAGAATTTATTTTATATGAGTAAAGATTTAAAGTATGTAGATACAGAACATCAGATGTCTAATAAGTATAGAGTATCAGATAGGAATATGGTTGCTGGATTTAGTATGACAATGAAAACAAGACCATTGGTTGTATCTAAATTAGAGGAATATTTCAGAGAAAAGTCGGTAATTGCTCGTTCAAATCGATTAATTGATGAACTTTTTGTATTTATATATAACAATAATAAAGCTGAAGCGATGCGGGGATATAACGATGATTTAGTTATGAGTTTTGCTTTGACTCTTTGGGTTAGAGATACTGCATTAAGGTTAAGAAATGAAGGCATAGAATTAACTAAGAGAACTTTAAGTGGTGTATCTTCACAGATGATACCAATAAAACCAACCTATGAAAATGATTCTTGGGAAATGGAAGTAGGACCCAATGGCGAAAAGGAATCATTAGATTGGTTAATTAGATAAGAGGTAAAAAATGGCACAAAAAGACATATTTTCAAGATTAAAACGATTATTTTCTACTAATACAATTGTTAGAAATATTGGTGGTAGAAAACTCAAAGTTGTAGATACAGGAAAATTACAAGGTTATGTCCAAACTAATTTAGTAGACAGATATCAGAAATTATATGGTAGCGCAGGATCTGTTCAACAATGGGGATATGGTGATCAATTATATCAACAACAATTACGATTGGGAGTATTTAGAGATTATGAGTCAATGGATTCTGACGCTATAGTTGCTTCTGCGTTGGATATATATTCAGATGAATCTACAATGAAGAATGAATATGGTGAGATATTATCTATAAAAACTGATAATGACAATATCTATGATATTTTACATAACCTTTTTTATGATGTTATAAATATCGAATTTAATCTTTGGCCATGGATTCGTAATATGAACAAATATGGTGATTTCTTTTTACAATTAGAAATTGCTGATAAATATGGTATTGTTAATGTAGCACCAATGTCTGCTTATGATATAGCAAGACTTGAAGGGCACGATGAAGATAATCCACAACTTGTTCAGTTTTTATTAACACCAAATACAGATGCAAATCGTCATACTTTGAGAAAGCAAGAAGAATTGACATTTGAAAATTATGAAATAGCCCATTTCAGATTACTTTCAGATGCCAACTATGTACCTTATGGTCGTTCTATGTTGGAAGCTGGTAGAAAGGTGTGGAAACAATTAACCCTTATGGAAGATGCTATGTTGATACATAGAATTATGAGAGCTCCTGAAAAGAGGATTTTCAAATTAGATATTGGTAATATACCACCCGCTGAAGTTGATAACTATATGCAACAAGTAGTTAATAAAATGAAGAAGGCTCCTGTTATTGATGAGAAAACAGGTGATTATAATTTACGATATAACATTCAAAACTTAACGGAAGATTTTTTCTTACCTGTGAGAGGTGGTGATAGTGGAACAGCAATTGAAAGTTTGAGTGGTTTAACTTATGAGGCAGTTGAAGATATTGAATATTTAAAAAATAAAATGCTAGCGTCACTTAGAGTACCTAAAGCTTTCTTAGGATATGAAGAGGGATTGGGTTCTAAAGCTACATTAGCAGCTGAAGATGTTAGGTTTGCCAGAACAATCGAAAGAATACAAAGAATCGTAGTTAGTGAATTGACTAAGATTGCTGTTGTTCATTTGTATGCTCAAGGATATAGAGATCAAGAACTTGTTAATTTTGATTTGGCACTTACAAATCCATCTACAATCTATGAACAGGAAAAGATTGAGTTGTGGAATAACAAAACATCATTAGCATCATCAATGTTAGCTGATGGCATTCTTTCTACAGAATGGATTTATAAAAATATCTTTAATTTTACTGATGATAATATTAAAGAGCAAGATGAACAAATAGTTTTTGATTATAAAAATAAATTTAGACGTTCCCAAATTGAAATGGAAGGTAATGATCCAGCTAAAAGTGGTCAGTCACAAGGAACACCATCTGATCAAGCTATGGGAAGAACTGGTCATGAGTTAGATGATGAGGGTGGTTCACCTGAAGGTGGATGGGATGGAGCAGGTCGACCTAAAGAAGCTAATAAGTATAGTAAAGATAGTGGTGCAAGAGGTAGAGATCCATTAGGTAGTCATAGTAAAAAGACTGCTTATGGTGGAGTTGCTAAAGCACATTATGAAACTTTAACTAAACATTTAGGAAATAGTGCAAAATCTTTATTATCTGAGTCATCAGATGTTGAAAAAGAATATAAAACAGAAGTATCTTCTGTTAATACTAACAAAAATTAAGTAATGATATATTTATATATGAAGAATTGTATAAATGATTGGAGTTTAATATGAGTTCAAATACAAAGCACTCTAAAATTCGTAATACAGGAATTTTATTTGAGTTGCTGACAAGACAAATTACGGTTGATGTACTGAATAACAATAAAAAAGCTCAAGCAGCTAAAATTCTTAAAGAATTTTTTAATAAAAAGACTCAATTAGGAAAAGAGTATGAGTTATATAAGGTATTAACTACGGAAAATTATAAATCTGAAATAAAAGCCAATCATTTAGTAGATGCCGTTATTTCTACACGACAAAAATTAAATAATTCTCAACTAAAAAGAGAAAAATATAATTTAATTAAAGAAATTAAGAGAAATTATAATGTAAGTGATTTTTTTATGGCTAGAATTCCTAATTATAAAGTGAATGCTTCCATTTTTAAACTTTTTAACTCCAATCAAAATGAAAATCCAGCTCAAAAAACTGAAAATCGTTTTACCATAGTAGAACATATTACAAGAAAGACAATTTCTAGTAAAAAGAAAGAAAAAGCCATTACTGAAGGCTATAAAAAGCAAGAAAAGGATTTGAGATTACTGGCATACGGCATATTAGTCGAAAAATTCAATAAAAAGTATAGTTCTTTGAGTGTAGCACAGAAAAAACTACTCAAAGAGTACATAAACAACATTTCTAACACAAATTCTCTAAAAGAATTCATAGAATCTGAAACTGCAAAGGTAAAAAAACAACTCCAATCATTTTTACCTTCAGTTGATGATAAAGTTACAAAAATAAAGCTAAACGAAGCTGTAAATCAAGCAGATACCCTTATGAAAGGAAGAATCGTTGAAGATAAGCAAGTAGTTACACTAATGAGGTATTACCAATTAGTTAAGGAGCTTAAAAATGTCAAAAATGGATAAACTTAAAGAGATTATTCGTGAATTAATCCAACAAGAGCTTAGAGAGGCTACTGTTACTGGTGCTATTGATGGTGGGGAAGGTCCACCAAAGACTCCAAAAGCCTTTGGGAATAAAAAGAAGAAAAAGAAAGAAATTTCCACTAATTCTACTGGATACAATGTAGTTAAGGAAGCTCTAAATGAAACTCCGCAGATGGCTAAACAAGGACAAGTAGGTCTTTTGTTAAAATTAGCTAACAAACAATTACAAGATGTATTTTCACTTCATAAAAAGGGTAAAAATAAAGAAGCTAAAGTAGTTTTTAATAACAAAGTTTACTCAACTTTAGAATACATACATAGAGCTTTTGATAATGTTAGTGAATCTGTAAATGAAGGAAAGTATCACGATTATAGAAATGATGAGTCAATGACTCCAAAACAAAAAATCGGCCGTTCAATGAGAGAGGTTCGTGACGGATTGAATAATTTAGAAAAATTAGTAAAGATGAATGTCCGTTTAAAAAATGAATTGAATGTCAATTCAGGGTCATATTGGAAGAATACACATAAGGCGTTACACAAAATAAGTGAGAGGTTAGTAAAACTAGCAAATAAAGTTGGTCAGTTACAGTAAGAGTGTAAAATGCCTTTTGAAGATAGAAAGAAATCCTATATGGATACTCTTTTTAGTATTTCAACTCTATTAAAAAGATGGCAGGTTGAAATACAGAAAAAAGAAGTAACGAAGAATTATATGTTAAGGAGACTTAACCAATGGATAGAACAATTGGAAAGTCTTAAACACGAAATTATGATGGAGAAAGACAAATGAAAATCTTAGGATCCTATAAAAAAATGATGAATGAACTTATTAATGATGCTAAAATTACTGCAAAGCGAGATAAAGTCTCAGACAGACCTGGAGAGAAAGAACCATATGAAACACCTGGTGGATCTTGGGCTGGAAAGCATAAAGG